GATCATTCCCCCCATCGGACCCATTGCAGGGAAGCCACCACCGCCGCCGCCACCGAAACCAGCCAATCCACCACCACCGCCGCCACCACCACCGCCGCCACCGCCGCCGCCGCCGCCGCCGCCCGGAGCGTCCACATTGCTGCCTCCGAGCGTATCAATCGAAAAATGTCCGGTGTCGGGATTTCTCCAGTGCTCGCCGCCGCTCATTCCCCATTTCTGCTCAAGCGCGTTGAGCGTGCTGCGATTGTTCGATATCCACGCCTGCACATCACGGTCCACGACGTTTCGCGAATGCTGCGCCCAATCGACGGCAAGTCCCACCGGGTGCTGCGAAGCGTTGCCGGGGCGAGCACCGACGCCGCCCAAATTTCGAACCGGCGCTCCCGCCGCAATCAGATCATTGAAGAAGCCCTGGAATTGCGCGGCGCCGCGTTTGTTGACCGTAACTCGCGAGCCGTTCGATAGCGTCACCGTCTCGCTCTCGCCAGCGCCTATCGGACGCGTGCCCGCAGGGACATTGAAACGGCCGCCGCTTCCGCCACCCGTTCCTGTATTGCCACCAACCGGCAAACCGCTCGCACCTCCGGGAACATCAGTGCTGCCCATGCGTCGGGCCGCACTCACGTCGGTCGGCGCCGTGCCGCCGCTCGCCGGTGGAGTGCCGCCTGTGTTTACGCCGCCAGGACCACCCGTGGCGAAACCAGTCGGATCAGCGTTGCCCGTGCCGGTGCCGGTGCCCGTGCCGGTGCCGGTGCCGGTGCCCGCGCCTGTGCCCGCGCCTGTGCCCGTGCCTGTATCAGTGCCGCTGCCAAAACCCGGCAGGCCGCCGAGGCCCTGCATGATCGAAGCGCCCAATGCGCCACCGGCTGCGCCGCTCTCTGCCGTGCCCGCGCCGGTCCCACCCGGAGTCCCGGCGGTCCCGCCCTTGGCTTTGCCCGGCCCAGACGTCCTGAACAGAAACTCGTTGAGTCGTTTCAATTCGTCGGTGAGTTGCTTCTCGGTCTTGATCTGTTCGTCAGCCTGATCACCGAGGCCGAACCCTTTCTGCTGCGCAGGCGTGTGTATCGTGACCCGCTCGCCCGGCGACGCCATGAAGCTGATCGGCTCGCTGTCATCACCGCCGGTGCCGCCGACCATAAACGCGCCGCCGGTCTGGAAGCCACTCGAACGCGGAGCATAACGTCCGCGATAGAAACCTTGTGACGGCGGATGTGCGGTATCACGCACAGGTGGCCGTGGCCGTTCTCTTTCGCTACTTGGTACAGCCTCTCCCTTTGCTCGCGCCTGACGCTGCCTTTCTAGTCGTTCCTCTTGTTCTCTGGCGGTCTTCTCCCACTCGCTGAAAATATGGTCCATATGGTTAGCAAACGCTGTCAGACCGCGAATGACTGCGTTGATACCGGGCGCGCTAAACCGTCCGAAGAATAATGCGGCGGAGTCATCCATTCTCTTCCAGGCACCCGCCATAGCATTGACGTTCTCAATATATTCTTTGGCCATTTTCTCGCGCGTTTGCCATGCCGCAAGCTCGTCTGGCGTCATTCCGGCAAACGCAGATTTTACCCGCCAAAGGTCATGCGTATGAGCAATCTCCCCGGCCATTTCTCGTGCGTGGGCCGCCCTGCTCCGAGCCTCGTCGTCGGAATACATGCGGTTGCCCTGCGCATCGCGGACAGCCTGCATTGCCTTGAATGTGTTCTCGTAAGTTAAATTCTGGACGTTTCTCACCCAATTGGCTAAGCCGACGACATCTGATTTTTCTAGTTCCTGTAATCTCTGCATCATGGCTTCGCGTTGTGCGACGGCGAGGCCCGCTCCTTGCAGGTATTGCTGAATAACCTGACTGTTCCCCTTCGTCTTGTCGGCCAATGTATCGGACAGCCCCTTCAAGTTTTCGGTAATTTGCGACTCGGTCAAACCGGCATCGCGCATCTGTTGGCTTAATTTTTCATACTGACCGCCGAGCAAGCCGAGCCTCTGCGAGGCAACGGTGATGGCGTCCGTACTTCTCGAAAAGCGGTCGAGTGATTTATATGCTTCCGCTGCGGCGCCTGCGACGACGAGCATAGGCCCAGCAATGGCGCCGATGCGACCGGCAAGCGGCAAAACCTTTTCGCCGACCGCCCCAAAGCCTTCGGTTAGTGGCTTTAATGCTCCTGTTAGTTCGCCCGCGCCCTTCGACATTACGCCGAAGATGCGGCCCCAGTCGTGCCCGGCGAATTTCTTTATCTGCTCTTCGAGTACCTTCGTCAGGTCGCCAACTTTGGTAACGTGGCCATGAAATTGTTTCAGGGCCTCGCCACCACCCATCCTGTCAATCTCGTCATTGATCTTCCGCAGGCCGGGCGAAGCATTGTCCTGCAGATTGACGGTTAGCTGTAGTTCTTCGTATTCAGTTGCCATTGTCGTCTTCCGACGCACGCGCACTTCGCCGAAGCTCGGCGATCTTTGCGGTGCGCATCAAATGAATTCTGACTTCAGACAACGGCATGGCGAGAAACACCTCCGGGTTCTGGTGGTACCATTGGGCGAGCCAGTAGCAGTCGAGGACGATGTTTTCGTCCTCACCTACCACCACGGCTCCGGAATAAAAAAACCGCGCAATCTGTACGCACACGTATTCCAGTCGCGCGGGTCCATGCGTTCGAGATGCGGACTGAGCACGCCCGAGAGCGCGGCCATCATCATCGTCATCTTGCGTTCATCGATGATGACCTCGCCCGTCGTATCGATGCGGCACGGGTTGCCGTATCGGTTGATGTCGCCGCCAGTCGGTTCGCGAAACAAAAGCTCTCGAACCTCCTCTGGCCTGTCGGTGCGGAGCGCCTTGTGTCGCAACGGGACTTTGATTGGCCACGTCTCGACAATTGCGGGCGTATCTGGCTCCGCAGGCGGTGCGGCTGCTGCTGGCGCTGGTGCGGCAGCGACCGGTGCAGCCGCTGGTGCAGCGGGTGCCGGTGCGGGTGGTGCGACGGGCTTCGGGTCGTCGGCCTGAAACCCCTCGCGGATAGGACGAACAGGCACATTCATGACGATCACCCTGGCCCAGGCCCGACTGGCGGCGGTGTGCTGGGCGCACCGATGGGCATCTCATGGCAGACCAGCCCTTCCCATCGCACGCGCACCTGACCGTCGCGCGTGTTGTTGTCGAAGCCGCCTTTGCAGGTTGCTCCCTCAAGGCTGTACTGCAGCCCGTTGGCGAGTTGGGCGACGACGTTGACGTTGGTCTGGGCCGCAAGGGCTTCCAGACTCAAATCCGGCAACGTCGAGATGTCGCCTTCGATGTACGGGACACGGGGCAATTCTTGGTACCCGTGAATCCGATCTTGGCCTGCGATCATCGTGCGCTCGAACCCGGTCGGCGACACGGTGAAGTTGCCGCGCAAGGCGTATTCATTTCCATCGATCTTGAGATGAGCAACGCCCGCGAATCTTTGTGCCATCGTCGTGGCTCCTGGTTAGGGTTGAGTTGTTGAGGTTTGGTTTGGATCAGGCGGCGGGCGCGATACCGGTCACGCCGATCTGCGGACCAATGATCGCGGTATCGATGCCCCGGTCGTATTGCAGGCGGAATTGCGCCAACACGGCGAAAATCCGCAATTGGTTGATGAGGTCCGGCGGATAGAGCACGTTCAGGCGGTTCGGATCATTCGAATCACGCTCGACTAGGAGGTTGGCTTTGAATGCCGCGAGGTTTTCGCAAAGCCCGTTGAACTCATCGAGGCTGTACTGCGAGACGAGTTCGGCTTTGATAATTCCAGGCGTGACGATTGCCTGTCCCTGACCAAACCGCGTGCCGTCGTCGGCCAGCTTGCAGCGCGGATACTTCGACGTGATCAGTTGCCGCTGATTGCGCAGCAGCTTCGCGAGCGTGGCGAGCGTCGTCACCAATTCGTAGGCGTCGTCGCTCTGACCGTACAGATTGAGTTGGTAGGTCGTCTGCTCACGCGCGATCATTGGCTGATTGTCGCTGCCAGCCTTCTGGATCGCGAGGCCGTTCGATGCGATGCTGTTCATCTCCACGAAGTCGAACCGCTGGTGCAAAGGGGCGAGCTTGATCTTGTTGAGCGTGAGTGTCTGCAGCGGGCGGGCCGGGTCATTCGAGAGCGCGCGCTGTGCTTTGGCCGTATATGCGGCGGTCCACTCGAACGACGGCGATGGACTGCCCACCTCGACCGCCATGATCGAGGTAACGCCCGAGTTCTGCGTCGCACCGAACGTTACAAGGTCCGGATAGATGCCGCGCTTTGCCGAGAAGATCGACCCGAAGAGTTGCCGCTCCCAGCCCCAGCGCCCAAGGTCCGTAAAACCGTACTCCTCATTCCAGTCGAATAAGCTGTTGGAGTCGGTATACGGCATCGCGACATACTCGAACGGCATCTCGCCGAGGTTCGAGATTGCAGTAGCGAAGTCTGGCGTGCCTACCCCACCGGTGAGAAAGCCTGTCGTTGGCACTTCGATCCCGAGATCGTGCGGCAAAATCTCGCCGCCAATCGGGCCGTAGTAGTTCAGGCTCACATTGATCTCGTTGCCGCCAACGCCCTTCCAGATGCAAGTCAATACAACGTCGCCAGCCGTTGCCACCGCCGTCACGGGCAGATCGAGATTTTCGTTGATTGCATCGGCAATGGACGTTCCGATGCTATCCATGGTGTCAGTCGAGTGGATATTCACCGGGATGTGTTCGCCGCAGATATAGAGATGGATTGTTCCGGCTTCGCTTGCCACATCGGTGATCTTGATCGTGCCGGTCGCTGCGGTTGCAGCAACAGTTTCCGACACGCCCAATCCCCACACTTCGTTTGCGAAGTTATTGGCGAAATAAGCCTTGAACATACGGGCGATCTCCGACCCTTGTCCGAAGGCTGCGTCGGCCTGCGCCTGTGAGCCGATGGCAAGCGGCACGTCTGGCGGTGCGTGGCCGCCATTCATGGCGTCGAGCATCGTGCCGACAATCAGCGCCCGCAGGCCAAGTTGCGGGAGACCCGCCTTCGATGGGTCAACTTCAACCCAGTAGAGCGGGACTTTTATGTTCGATGGAATTTGGGAAAAGCTAATGGGCATTGCTTTGTCCTTTCAGGTTGACGAAACGAAAAAGGGGCCGCGCGATGCAGCCCCTCGGTCGGCAGGGTTTGGTTTGAGAAGATCAGCCGGTCGGCGTTTCCGTTGCGGCGCCGCCGCGATGCTGACGTGGCTGCGGCGGCGAACGAGACGACGACTGCGCGGATTGCTCGATCACTTTGACCGACCCGTCCGCGATACGACGTCGGGTGAAGCGGTCCTGGGGCCAAAGGGCCGATCCGCTGTTTTGCGGAAACTTTGTCCCGTTTGGATGCTTGAGATACTTGCGATAGTCGTCCTTCGTCGGCTCGACCTGGAGCATCGGCCGCTTCGGCGTTAGCTCCCTGACCCGATCATTCCTGGCCTTGAGAAATTTCGCGCGCTCGCTCATGCCGTTGTTCTTAGCGTTCTCCGTCATTTGCCGTCTCCTTTGCAGGGTTGAACTCGTATTCAGTGATGATGCGTTGCACCTCACTCGCATCAGGAACCGTGCCGTCCTTTTTGAGCCACACGCTTTCCTGATGGAGATGGAGAAAGTCGTCGGTCACTATCGCGCCGTACTCGGCGCGATACATCGCGGTCGCGGTGTATTGCAGTTCGGCATAGGGCTTCTCGCCGTTGAGGCCGCCAGCGCCCCAATCGTGCGTGCGTCGGCCCTTCTCGATTGCTTCGACGCGCACGTTGTCGGGCATGTCTGAGTTGATCACGTTCATCAAATTTGGATCACGCCACAGCCCGTTCATGATCGACCAGAACGCCTGATCGAGCTTGAGTTCGGCGAGGACTGGATCGTTATGTTCGATCAGAACCTGCCAGCCGATTTGAAGCCGATGGATGAAACGGATTTCACCGGCATTTGGATCGCCATCCGGACCCATGTCCTCGCTGACGATGTAGACGCCGAGGTATGGAATATGAATTTGCCAGATTGGCAGTTGCTTGCTTCGGCGCGCCGTGAAGCCTTGAAAAAACGGCAGCAGAACGGTCTTTGCAAAAAATGCGTCACGAATAACCGAAGAATAGCTTTGCGTGTCGGTGACCCCGCGCGCGCTTACGGTGCTGGCGGCAACCATTTGCGCAAAACCAGTGTCGTCTCGCCGCCGCCGTTCGTGCTCGCGTTGGTGATCTCGAATTCGCCTTCGGCCGGGCCAGCGTCTGCCGGGCCGATGTAGCACCGGTCGAGTTGCAGCGGCAGCACGGCGAACTCGACCTCGCGGATATCGAGGATCGTCTGCTGATCGGCGAAAATCGCGCCGTCGAGGCCGACGACGTCGAGCGAACGCGTGCCAAAGATTCCGCGTGCCACGTATGACGGGCCGTTCGGTTGCGACTCGTATGGATAGAACGTCACCGGCCGCGCGAACATGTCGAAGGCAGGCAGGTAGACCAGCGTCGAGAAGTTGACGCCGCTGCCGCCGCTGCCGCCTGGGGTCAATGGCATCTCAAACCTCGTAGCGCATGTAAGCCGACAACAGATCGGTCATACCGCCCGACACGGCGAGCGCCATGCCGCCTTTCTGCCCGTGCGCTCCGCTGAACGGATCGTAGAACATGACACGCGCATCCTTGTGCGAGATTGAGCGGACACCGCTGATGCCGAGACGGCTGACGTAGGCGAGTTCTTCGCGGATCAGAAGCTCGATGACTTGCTTCAACGCAGGCGGCGCGTCCTCGGGCAAGTCGTAACCGCCGGTGTATGTGACGACGACCGGTTCGCTGCGCGTCTCGAACAGTTCGAGCTTGCCGGATTTTTCCTCGAACTCGTAGGCGC